CACAGAGTACGCATCCCCACTTTGTAGCCTTAAAGTCATGAGTTGGGGTGAAGCCCCATTCCAAAACTTTACTGATATGTGTGTGTCCCTCCACTTATACCGCCTTTACGTTTGCTCCGTATCCTGCATTAATTAAATCTTGATATATACCTTGATTAATTTCATACTCATGACCGCCAAGATAAAATAAATCTGCTGCTTTAATTACGTCCTCAGTAGGGAACGTAGTTGTAGACCACACGCCAGCATTGCGCATAAGACTTACGCCACGCGTCAAGCGATAACGGATAAACAAACGTCCACCGCCTGCTGGACCGTACTCCTCGGTAGGAGGAGTTAGGTAGTACTTAGTCATGGGTCTCCTTAGTTGACTTACTGCAGTGCAGGGATATTGCTACCCCTGCACCACCGTCAATTAACTATTAGTAGTTGATTGAAGAAGATGTCTCTACGCGGTAGAGTGCTTCTTGACGGTAGATAGCGTGACCGAGTACGCCGTACCATCCGAGTGGACGGTGACGCATCAACTTGTCAACGACTGGTCCGATAACAACATGTGGCTCTTCTGCGACTGCTTCGGCAAGTGCCTGCTGTCCAGCAAAGTATGTGTTGTAAACGTTTGTCTCATGTGTAAACGTGATTGACGCACCAGATGTAACCTGAGTTGTAATTGCTGTATCAATTGTTACGTTAAGACCTGAGATAGAAACAACCTGTGCACCTGATGGTACGTTAGTTCCAGCAACAGCGTCAGATACCAAGATACCTGAAGTAGATGTAACAGCAAGAACTGTTGCACCAACTGCACCTGAAGCGGTGGTTGTAGTTGTAGATGTTGACTTAGCAGCACCCTTGAAATCGTTGTATAGACGTGGTGATTCAACATAGAATGCACCTTCGTATGTTCCGATTTCTCCAGCCCAGATTGCATCGTTAGCCTGGTATTCGTGTGGCTGACGCCATGAACCTACACCAGTCTCAGCACGAAGGTCGTGTGATACTTCAGGGTGAATACCAGCCCAGTAAAGTGAACCCTTACGTGGGATAGCCTTGTTAGCACGCAACTTAGCAGTTGTCTTACGAGCAAGTGCTGAAGTGAATGTGTCTGATGATGTAAGTGTTGCTGTAGATGTACGTGTTCCACCGTAGAGAACGTTGTCTCCCTGGCGAAGCACTGTCTGTGCAACGTCATCAATTGAGTCTGCCATGTTGAACGCAATGATGTTAGCAACTGCTGGGTCTACGTCAGCAAGGCTGAAGAGTTCCAAAGCACGTGTAACGAGTACTGCGTTACCATACTCAGCAAGAGTAATGGTTGTGTATGTTGGTGTAGCAAGTGCTACTGCATCTGGGTCAGTCTGTTCTGTAAGAGTTGTAGTCTGCTTTGAGAGGTCTACGTAACGCTGCAAGACAACAGATGAACCAGGGATGCTTTGACGCGCAGGAGTCTTATCGGCTACTGAGCGAATGAGTGGTTGTGCACGGAGAGCGAACTCGATGAGTCTGTCATACGCCTTTTGGACGAGACCTGCTCCACCAATTGTACCGCCTAGAGAAGCGGAACCTGTGGTTGTATATGCATTAGCCATTTTTGCACCTCCTTATGAGGATGTTAGATTTCGGTTGGGTTAGTTAAAATCGCCCGACTGAATCATTGAGATAATCTCTTCTGCCGAAGCAGCGTTATTGAGTTTTAACAATGTGTCAGCCGCACGGTCAGGCGTCATCGCCTGTTGCGTGACAATGTCCTGCTGGCGTAATGCCGCACGGTCAACTGTCTGCTCAGGCGCGTCGTTGTACTGAACTTCTAATCCAAAGACCTCGGCGTTCTCAGTCAAGTAGTCAACGACTGACTCTTCTGTAACATCTCCATCTAGTTCTTTTGCGATTAGACGTGCAGCCTTTACGCTTACGCCATTATTTTCTAGAACTTTCTTGATGACTGACTCACGTTGTGCTTTGCTGAACGTCTCCAGTTGCTCTGTTAGTTCTTTGATACGCTTCTCATCAGACCGCTTTGCTTTACGCAATTGCTTCATGACATCACTGTCATTCATTGGCTGTGTAGGAGTTGTATCCTCGTCATCTTCTTCGTCCCAGTAGTTGTTGCTCATAGCAACCGTCCTCCCATATTTCATTAGTTGAATCGCAGACCACAGTTCTAGGTCGGGGAACCTAGGCTGGCTTCTACTCCCAGTCTTTACGCCGCACGGGGCTGGTCGGTCCGTGTCGGGATATTAGTTAGAACTTGCCTTGTATTGAAGAACCAAGGCTAGAGAACTGGCTACTTAAACCAGAGTCTCCGCCAAACATTGCTCGTTCCTTTGATGCTAAACGGTTACGCTTTAACTTAGCCGCTGCATCTTGTTTGATAAACTCATCTTCAGCAACATTCTGTCCATAGGCAATACCTTCTTCGCCATAGATGCTGCTAAGTTTATTTGCTGTAGGTAATACTTCTGCAATCTTTGAATAGTCTGATTGTGCTTGAGTATATGTTTCACCCAACTTAGCAAACTCTTCTGCACGATTAACGCCTACACTTAGACCTTGTTGTCCAGCAGCAGCACCAATTTCAGATGCAGATACCTTAGTCTTAAGAAGCGGCAGTGTTTCATCTGGTGCAAGGAAGTAACTGATAAGGTCTGATTTAGTTACATCAGGATAGTATTGCTGGAAGTTCTGTTGAATTGCTGGGTCCATGTTAATGACGCGGGTAGCAGCCAAGTCAATGCGTGATTTAAACTCAGCAGGTGACATATCATTACCAATGTATGTAGCAAACTTTGCTTCATTAGTAGTACGGTCTGTACTAAGCATGTTATTTAATCCATATGCTTTAAGTGTTTCGGCATATGCATTCTCATTTTGAAGATAAGTGTTCTCGTCTAAAGCATTTAAACCTTTATCAAGGCGAGCCTTATTGCCAGCAAAACGTACAGTATATGCACTATTCCATGCTTCACCAGTTGCAGGATTCTTGCTTGTATCATATTTAATCTTTGTCATGATAGCGTTGTAAGTAAGACCTTGACCTAGCAACTGTGTGATAACGCCACCAAGTGAACCAAGGTTCCACTGGTTTAATTGATTCATTAAAAGACCAAATGCATCTTGGTCTACCGTTGGTTTTGGAGCACCAGTAGGTGCAAAGTTTTGTGTAGATGCTACCGCAGGATTAAGCGTAGGTTGATTCTCTACAGTCATAGCCTTGCTAGAGTCATAGACATTACCAGTTGATTCGGTAACAGCCTTAACGTCAGCATTAATGTTTGCTATTTCTGTTGCAGTTTTAGCAGGCGCTGTAAGCGCGGCTTGGTAAGCATCAGCCGCAGCATTATCTGCTTCCAACTGAGAGGTCATTTGTTTTAACTTTGATGCGCTAACAGCCATTAGCCAAGCCCCCATGTCTGCGCTATGTTATTAATAAAATCGTTTACTGCAGTATGTGCTTCTGCTGTCTTGCGCCATTCAGGGCGTGATTGCAGTTGAGTATTAAAGTCTGAGATAGATATACCTTTAGTTACTGCATCCATAACATCTTTGTCTGCAGTAGATACTGGTACGGCTACGCCTAACTTCTGCTTCTTAGCATATGCATACTGGTCAGCAATATCTGCAACAGTTCCGCCTGCAAGAATGTGGTCTTTAAGTTGCGGGTGCAATGCAATAGAAGTTTGTTTAATACGTTCTTCTTGTTTCTTAAGATAATCCTGTTGTCCTAAACCAGCGGCTACATACTTAAGAGCATCTGCTGCAGACATCTGCACGCCATATGAAGAGGCGTACTGTTGAAGTGCAGCAATATCTGTAGCAGCACGACTGCCAGATTGAAGCAACTTATCTACATCTGTACCAACAAGAGACTTCTTTGCTACATTAGCAGCCAGAAGTACATGGTCAGTTTGAGCCAATTCAGAACCAGTAGTAGTACCACCTGACACAGTACGTATAGCCTTTTGTTCTGCTGCATGTAACTGTGTGTAGTAAGCATCTTCTTCTTGTGGTGTAGATGCTGAACCTCTAAGGTCAATTAAATATTGGTCAAGTTCTTTCTT